TCTCGTTAATCCTAAGAAGTCTGCCATCGTCGTGATCCAGCAAAGGCTCGCAGAGAACGATATCATTGGCTCAATCAAAGAACGCGGTCTGCCTTACGATCACATCATGCTTCCTATGCGTTATGAGTCTGCTAGGGCAGAAGCCACGATGCTTGGCATGGAAGACCCACGCAGCGAGGAAGGCGAGCTCTTATTCCCTGATCGCTTTCCAATTGACGTTGTTGAGCGCGACGAAGCAATCATGGGAAGATGGGCGACAGCTGCTCAGTTCCAGCAGAATCCAATTCCACGCGGCGGCGGTGTCATTCAAGCCGAATGGTGGCGTGAGTTTGAAGGATCAAGCTATCCGCCATTTTCATACGTCATTGCAGCCGTCGACGGTGCGTTCACTGTCAAGCAGGAGAACGATCCCAGCGCCATGACCGTCTGGGGCGTATGGGATGGCGGCGATCAGATGGCGCTGCCTACCAGATCGATAAACACAAAAGGCGAGATCATCTACGACAAGGAGCGCGTCTACCAAGTTGGCAAGAACAGCGTCATGCTCATCTACGCCTGGGCGGAGCGCTTGGAGTTCCATGAGCTCGTTGAGCGTGTCAGAGATACGATGCTGACTTACAGCGTCGACAAACTGCTGGTCGAGAACAAAGCCAATGGCTACTCCATAGCGCAAGAGATGCGACGTCTATACGGCCATGAAGACTTTGGCGTTCAGCTGATCGACCCGAAAGGTCTTGACAAGCTTGCGCGCCTTTACGCCGTCCAGCATCTGTTCACTGACGGTCTGATCTACGCGCCAGATACGCAATTTGCGCGAATGGTCATTAACGAAGTTTCTACATTTCCAAAAGGTCGCCATGATGATTTGACCGATACGACGTCTATGGCCTTGACCTATTTGCGTCAGGCTGGCTTATTGACAAGACAGGCTGAACACGTTGCACAGATGGACCGCGAGATGGAGCACTCTGGCCATCCCGCAGATCCTCTTTATCCAGTTTAATCAAGGAACAGTAAGATGATTTACGCTAACGCCGTCGTTGACGTTATTGATAAACCGCCAGCGCATGGTCAGGGGCTTGGCAAGTTCCGCGTGGAGGTCTGGGGGCGCGCCCCACACGACTTCGTTCGCATATATGATATTCGCGCAAAATCTGATAATGTGGCTGCTCGGGAAGGGCTCGACCGTTTCGTTGAAGAAATTGGAAAGCTCGTCGGAGATGTTCAAGGAATTTAATTATGCCAATTACGCCAGGGCTCAATCCAAACATTCGTCAGGAACAGGAAGAGCCCCAAGGGCTTGGCGCTGTCAGTGACCTTCTCGTCGAGATCGTAGAGGATGGCGATAAGCCAGAGACAGATGACAAAGGAAACATTCTTCGCCTGGATCATGGCGACGGTAGCGTTACTGTTTCACTTGATGGACGTCCTGTTGAGGGTGCCGAGGCCGAGTATAACAAAGAGTTCTTTTCTAATCTCGTTGACGATATTGATAGCTTTGAGCTTTCTCGTATTTCTGAAGAGCTGCTCAGAGGAGTTCGGGACGACCTCGACAGCCGTAACGACTGGATTGAAGATAGAGCACAAGGCATCAAGCTCCTTGGCTTAAAGGTTGAGATCCCAGGTCTTCAAGGCGCGTCTGACGGAGCGCCAGTTGATGGCATGAGCCGCGTCCGCCATCCGCTATTGCTTGAGGCCGTTCTTCGGTTCCAAGCCAATGCTCGTTCCGAGATGCTTCCGACGGATGGTCCTGTCAAAGTCAGGAACGACGATTACCTTGCGACAGTGCAAGAGGACGGACTGGCCGATGCGCTCGAAAAAGATCTCAACCACTATCTCACGGCCATTGCGAAAGAATACTATCCTGATACTGACCGAATGCTGTTTATGCTGGGCTTCGGCGGGACCGCATTCAAGAAAGTATACTTTTGTCCACTCAGAGGCAGGCCGGTCTCTGAAACAGTTGATGCGGACGACCTCATCGTCAACAACGCAGCAACGACGTTAACAGACGCAAAGCGTATCACGCATCGCGTTTACATGCGTCCGTCAACTGTAAGAAGGTTGCAGATTCTTGGCGTTTACCGAGACATTGATCTCATGACGCCAAGCATGGAGAACCCTGACGCGGTTCAGCGTGAGAAGGCCAGCCAGCAAGGTATATCAGTTGATTCAAAAGATCCTGAAGATCGTGACCGCGAGATTTATGAGATCTATTGCGAGTTAGATATTCGCGGCTTTGAACATAAATATAAAGGAAAAGAAACAGGATTAGAGATTCCCTATCGCGTCACAATTGATGTATCATCGCGTGAGATACTGTCCATTGTTCGTAACTATAACGAACCCACGGGCGAAGAGGGCGATGAACTTCCTGAAGCACGCATTAACATCGTCAAGTATTCTTTTGTCCCTGGCATGGGCTTTTACGACATTGGTCTGCTGCATATTCTTGGCAACACTACAAATGCGGTGACAGCTGCATGGCGCGAAATGCTGGACGCGGGAATGTATGCAAACTTCCCCGGCTTCCTAATGGCAGACACAGGCGCTCGCCAAAACACGAACATATTTCGCGTGCCACCTGGTGGGGGCGCGTTGGTGAAAACGGGTGGAATGCCAATCAACCAAGCGATCATGCCTTTGCCCTACAAGGAGCCTGGGCAGGCGATGATGAACTTGGTTCAGAACATGGTGGAGACGGGCCAGAGAGTTGGGTCGACAAGCGAGTTGCAGGTTGGCGAGGGCCGATCTGACGCGCCAGTTGGCACAACGCTAGCAATGATTGATCAAGCCACAAAAATCATCAACAGCGTTCACAAAAGACTTCATGCGTCACAGGCGGAAGAGTTTCAGCTATTGGCGCAATGCTTCCGCGAACATCCTGAAAGCTTCTTTAAAAAGCGCAAAGGGCCGTCGCTGCAATGGAACGCGCAGCTATTCCTGCAAGCCTTGGATAATCATGAGATTGTCCCGCAGGCAGACCCAAACACCGCAAGCCATACGCAGCGCTTGATGAAAGTCATGGCGCTGAAGCAGTTGCAGGCGACAAATCCTGCTATGTTTGACGCGACAAAGATTGACATGGAGGCTATGCGCGCAATTGGTTGGTCTAACCCAGAACAGTTCATGGCGACCAACCAAGGTCCGCCGCCACCTCCGCCAGAAGTTATGGCAAAGATGGAAGAGCTGAAGATCAAGAAGCAAGACGCCGACACAAAGACAATGCTGGCTCAAGCTCAGATCCAGAAAGATATGCAGGGCCAGCAGGGCGTTCCGCTTGACCAGAATAAGTTGATTGACTTGCAGCTTAAGCAGCAAGACATGAAGCAAAAGCAGCTGGACGCGCAGATTAAGCAAATGGACATTGCGGCTAAGATGCGTGAGTCCATGATGCAGATGCAGACTGAACGTGCAGATACGCAAGTTCGTTTGCATGAGGCAGAGTTGAAGAATCAAGACGATCGGTTTGAAGCCGCCAACCGTCAGCGTGATCGTGAAAGCGCTGAGAGGATTGCAGCGGTGAAGCTGGCGCAGGACGTCATGCGCACACCTGGCGCGGATAAGGTTGTAGAGAAGTTGTTGCCGCAAGATATGCTTAAGCGCCTTCAGTCTGACGAGCCGCCGATTGAGGATCAATAATGGCTAAGATCAAAGTCGATTATCCTCTCAAAAAGTCAAAGTCGTTAGACAAAGCTTTGGAGCCTGGCAACAAGACCGGCTTTGTTACGGTGATGAGCCCGACGGATTTTCTGAAGCACGCTAAGAGGCTAAAAGAAACAAAAGAAGACAAACTCCTTATTTCCTCATTTAAGGAGGGGATGAAGGATGGCAAAAAGTTCAAAGCTCTTAAACTTCTTGATCATAACCTCGCTGATGGTCGCCACCGTGCTACTGCTGCTGAAGAGCTTGGGATCAAGAAGATACCGGTAATTGATTATCGTGAGAGCGACCTAGCCAAAGAACCAGATGGGATTCATGCCGTGAGCAAGAAGTCAAACAGAGTTGGCAAAGCAACAGGCGGCGCAATGAATTTACCATTAGGCAGCGACGACCCAAATGATGCTTTCCGTCGACTGATTACCTGGAGCTTTGCAACTGCGCCTCTGTTTCACAGGGCTGCGGGCGGAGGTGTTCAAGGCGATGTTCAGTTTGCGCCTGAAGATGAAACGTCACGCCTTCCGACGTTTACGCAACCAGAAGCACAGGCTGTGTCACGGGCTCTTGATGTGGCTAATGCCGTTCCTAAAAAAGAATACAAGCCATTTGGCGTATTGCCATTTCGTGAAGATGAATCAGGTATTCACTTTGACCCACATGCCGGTGTGCTGGGAAAGATCATAGGCGGCGTAACCGCGCCAGGAGATGTAGTTACTGGCAAACTTGATCCTATGTCTGACGAGGGAATTAATAGAATTGTTGATTTAGCAGGAGTGGCTGGCGGAGGTGGCACCGCGTTTAATGAAGCACCTGCTGGTTCTATTGGTATGTTTATTGGCAGAAACGCAAAAACAGCAGATTTGGATGCCCTTAGAGAAGCTCAAAAAATGGCTCTGAGCCGAGAAGGGCGTGACGCCATTTGGGATAAAACAGGTTGGTATGAAGGAAGGGACAAGAATTGGCGCAGTGAAATATCAGATCATCGTTCTGATTTTCATCCTGAAGTTTTTGACAAACTAATGGATAAGGGAATTGTTTATGGGAAGATGGGGGATATTTATAATCACCCGGATTTATATAAAGCCTATCCCCATCTTGCCGATCTTGGCGTAGTTGTCGAGCATGGAGCATGGCATAACCCAAGCGGTTTATATGAACAATACAAACAAATACCGGGAATTGAGGTAAAGAGTAACCAAATTGAAGGTCCTAATGGATTGCGTTCTATATTATTGCATGAATTGCAACATGCAGTTCAGCATCACGAAGCACATGCCCCCGGCGGAAGCCCTGCGCATTTTACTCAGCAAAAGGAAGCTGAAGCAGCTCATAGTGCATTAACTTTAAGAAAAGAAATGGATCAGGTAGCAAAAGAAAATCCTGATTTAGCAGGAAAGCACCAAGAATTATTGTCACGTGTATTTGATGACTATGCCAATATGGGTGCGGCTGATTGGTTCCCTAATTCAATGGCTCAAAAAATGTCCATTGATTATGAAAATAATCCAACTAAAATTTTGGAAGATTTAACTAAAATATATGGCACAAACAGACAAACATCTGCTTTCACTCCAATGGAAATGTATAAAAAGATTTTAGGCGAAGTTGAATCCAGAAATACTCAAAAACGTATGGACATGCTTGATTTAGCTAGGCAAATTCATCGTCCTTGGAAAACTCAGAGTGTTCCTGATGAGGAGCAATTGGTTCTTTCTCCAAGCGGGAGAGAGGTAATTGTTGATTAAACAGCTCTGAAAAATCAACGTCTTGGTCTATTGCCACATTGTCTGGTAGGTTTAATTTTATCTTTGTAGCCATTTCGATCCCCATATCGACACTATTAATAATCCCGACGTTAGTATATTATCTGATCTTCCGCAAGGACGGAGACCGGGACGCCGGTTATTTCTAGCTAGGAATAGATAAAATGTCTGAATACTCTTCAAAAACATTACGGGGTAAGATGAAGGATAAGGCAAAGCGCCTTGCCTCCCCAGGTAATTATTCCAAGGATCAGGAAGTATCAAGCGCCGATTGGTCGCCTGCTGCTCCTATCAATGCAGACGTAAAGACGGGTCTGCGTCCTGTTTCCCCACGAAATTATAAGCGTGGCGGTGCCGTTAAAAGAGCCGAAGGCGGCGCTACTAAAGGCAGCAAATGGACAGACGAATTTATTAACCGCAACGTCAAATCAGCTAACGCAGAGCGCCCAGGCGGCAAAGATCACGTTGGCGCTTTGAAAAAAGGCGGCAAGGTTAAGCGCGCAAGTGGCGGCTTGGCTGAAGAATTATCAAAACCTGTTTCTGATTTAAGAACCCGTCTTTCACGGGAAGATCGCCGCAGAAAAGAGATGGAGCCTGACAGCAAAGGCAGCGGTATGTTAAGCGGGTTGCTGGGTAAAAGGCATGGCGGCAAAATTAAGCGCGCTACTGGTGGCAATGTCCCGTCGGACAAAGAAACGCAAACGGACAAAGCCCGTATCGGCACAGAAAAGATCAAGCCAGTTCGCGCCAAGGCTGAACACTACAAGAAGGGCGGGAAGATTAAACGCGCTTGTGGTGGTTACGATGATGGCGGTCGCCTTCCTTCTCCCGAAGAGGCAATTGGCTCAGAGGTTCGCATGAAGGGCCTTAAGGTTATGCCTTCTCAGTCCGCCAGCAAAGCCGCTATGGTTCCTCCTTCAACGCTGCGTCGTGAAGAGGGCTATGCCGCTGCCGACATGAAAGCCAAGCGTCCAGGACGTAAAGACGGTGGCGCTAAGTGGATTCAGTCAGCAATTAAAAAGCCCGGTGCTCTTCACAAGCAGCTTGGCGTTCCTGCTGGCGAGAAGATCCCCGCGAAGAAACTTGCTAAAGCCGCCGATAAGCCAGGTAAGCTTGGCCAACGTGCGCGCCTAGCAGAGACGCTGAAGGGTCTACGCAAAGGCCGCGCTACAGGTGGCGCAGCTGATGCAAGCCCACTTAGCACAGCTGCTAAGTCTGTTCGTGATGGCCGTGCAACGGGTGGACGCAAGTCTGGTAAGACAGACATTAAAATTAACATTTTAGCTGGCGGTGCAAAGCCACCTATGCCTGGCGCAATGATGCCGCCTCCAGTTGTGCCAATGTTGCCGCCTACAGGCGGACCTGGCGCTGGTCCTGCTCCTATGCCACCTGCGGCTGTTCCTGCTGCTGGTCTTCCAACACAGGGTATTCCGATGGGTCGCAAAGCAGGTGGACGTATTACCAAAGTAGCCAAGTCATATAAAGACATGCAGGCTGGTTCAGCTAGTGGAGAAGGTCGTCTTCAGAAGACGGATATCGCCAAGCTTCATAAAGATGCGCCTTCACGCAAGTCTGGTGGTAAAGTTCGCGGGAAGTAGTTCTCGTGCCGGGGGCGGCTCTTCCCCTTCCTCAGAGTCGCCCCTACTTATAAGAGGAAGGCCAGAGTGGAAGCTGGTCATGGGAACGTTAACGCAAGTAAGTGTCTATATACGCGAACTCGAGCATCTTATTAATATTGAGATTGAGAGGTTAGTTGAGCAGATGGCTCTTGGTAGGCTTGAACGCATAGAAGAATACAAACATTTAGCTGGCAGGATTGCAGGTCTTGCGCAGGCAAAAGAATATCTTGGCGAGGCCGACAAGATATGCGCCGAGAAGTATCGTTAACGAGGAAGGGTAATATGAAACAACTAGAAATGAGCCATGACGTAGATCCAAAGCAAAAGCTGATAGAAGATTTGGGTGACATCTCAAACATTGAGATATTTAACAATCAGCTTCTTGTTGCGGTTTATATTCGCCCTGAGAAAACCAAGAGCGGTTTGTATCTGAGCGATAAGTATCGTGACGAAGATCGTTTTCAGTCTAAGATTGGATTGATTGTTGGCATGGGTCCAACTGCTTTCCAAGACGATACGGGTGTTTGGTTTAACAATTCCAGCTTTGCGGTAGGAGACTGGGTTGTGTTTAGGCCATCAGACGGCTGGAGCGTCACGGTTAATGGCTCTTTATGCCGAATGTTGTCGGATACGCAGGTAAAAGCTCGCGTCCCGAACCCAGATATCATGTGGT